TCATAGACATCGTTACTGGCCTTGTCCCAGATAGGCAAGACCAGGACGCGAGTCTCAACGTTGAACTGTGCGGTGGGACAATTCTTATGTTCAACAATCAGATCCTCAGTCGCCAGAAGTTTGGCGAGTTGGGATTTGATTTCATGACGTACAGAGGACATAAGGTGCGTTTCGTATGGACTCATAATACGACGAAACCGCCTTGTCAGGGCGGTTCTTGTGACGCTTCTTGAACTGTCTCAGGGCTTCTCTACGAGCTCTCATCGCCTGAGGTTTGAGTGTGGGCTTCTGTTCTTTACGTGAGTGATGTTGCCAATTGGGGGTTGTCATAGAACCATCCTGGAAAATCCTTTGACCTTTTCGAAACGAATCAACCCATCAAATTTATCATGCAATGACTCTTTGTGGGAGATGACAAAGATGTTTGCGCCTTTGATGACAAATCTTACAATCTTAAGGAACTCTTCAGTTCCCATTCCATCCAGAGAACTATCAAACACTTCGTCCATGATAAGGAGGTTTGTATTTACTGAGTTCTTGAACCTAGCAACTTCTCTCCATGTGAAGAGAAGGGCTAGGTCAATTCTCATTTTTTCACCTTCACTGAACGATGCATAAGAAAAGTTTTCGTGAATGGGAGACTGCACCGTTTCATTGAACTCTTCATCTAGTTTGAAGTTGATGTAAAAATCCATCATCTGGAGATACTTATTAACCTGTTGGTTGATAAGTGGAAGATACTTTTTAATGATCTTGGTTTTTACACCACCATCTTTGAGAAGAGTATATGCAAAATCGTGATACTGGATTGTTTGTTTTTTCTCTCCTAATAGTTCGTAGGTTTCTCTTAAGTTTTTATTGAACTCGGCTAATTTCTCATGTTCAGAATTTCTGTTTTCAAGTTGAGTGGTAATAGTTTGAATTTCCGACTCAAGATCTCTGACTTGTCTTTGGTATCCAGAGATTTTAACATTGTTCTGAGAAATCTCATTCGTTAGTTTTGTTACCTCTTTAGAGAGTTTAAGGAATTGACGCTCTCGTTCCTCTTCTTTTTGAATCGCAGTCTCTAGTTCTTGGAACCCAGACTCTAACTCCTCCTTCTTATTATGAGCGTCCTTAATTTTATTTAAGCGAAACTCTTCTTCAATACCCTGTGTACAGGTAGGGCATACCGTATTTTCGTTAAAAAACTTATGCTCTTTGGTAACTGTAGATACTTTGTTAGAGATTTTACCTTTCAAATTTCCAAGTTTCTTCAACATTGCAGAAGAACTTTCATAACTCTGCATCACCTTTTGGAAGTCATCCATCTCTTCTACCAGTTTGATATTGAGATTCATCGCATCATTCTCTTCTTCCAAAAGAGTCTGAATCTTAGATTCTTTATCTGCAATATTCTTCTGAGCCTGATTCTCCAGTTCCTCAATAAAATTCTGTTGCATCTGAACTTTATCTTTCAAAGAACTCTTTTTCAGTTCCAGAGTTTTGACTTGATCCCGAACAGTGCGGATCTTGTCTTTGATGATCATGTTCATCGCGGAGAAGATTTTGATATCAAGAAGATCTTCAATCACTTCACGACGACTGCTGACAGGCAACTGCATGAAGGGAACAAAAGTCGATGAACCCAGAATCACAATCTGAGTGAAAGACTTATAGTTCATCTTCAGAACATTCTGTTCCAACCACTTCTGTTGAGTTCCAACATCAGCCATCTGATCCAACACCTTTCCATTGCGATGAATCTCAAAAATATTTGGTTTCATCCCACGACGAATCATCCAGTCAGTTGACCCGACTTTGAATTCAATCTCAACCAGACAGTCCTTCTCATTCGTAGAGTTGAGAAGTTGTGGTTTATTAATCTTGCGGAAGGGTTTATTGAACAGAGAGAAAGTCAGTGCATCCAACACCGTGGACTTTCCTGCTCCGTTGCTTCCAATTACGATGGTCGTGGATTTCTCATCCAGTTGAATCTCAGTCCACTGGTTCCCCGTAGAGAGAAAGTTACGCCAACGAATTTTTTGAAAACAGATCATCTTTAGGAGGAACTATAATATCTTCAGGGGTAATTACATTATACTCGTAATTATGCATTTCGCAAGCGGCAACAGCCGCATCGTCATCAACCTCAACTACCAACATCTCAGGATAATCATTGTCTTCTAACTGCAAAGCATATCGAGTTGCATCGTCCTCCTCTTCGAACATAAGAAGAACTTTGTCACCAGTCTTACCTTCAAGAGCGAAGGCACCATCTTCTTCGTATCCCTTTACAGTAAGAATAAACATTACTCTACTTCGCAAGCCTCTTTGTATACGTCTTGTAAAATAGAGGTGATAACTGCCTTGTCCAGGTCAACTTCAGCCTCTTGAATATATCTATTCAAGATAGAAATTGTATCCTCAGATTCTTCAGCTTCAAACTCCTCACTCTCAACAAACTCAAAGTTTTCTACAACCTTCAGTTCAAACAGATTGGAAGAATAGAGTTTGTCGATGTATTTCTCAAACTGTTTGGGATCAGTCTTTTTGCGAACAATGACTTTGACGATCTTCTGTTCAAACGGTGTGGTGTCCAACATCTGATGAGGAGTGTCCTCGTAATACAGAGTGTGGAACATCTTGTATGGATTATTGACAGGTGTATGCTCTAGAGTTTCCGTATCAAAAATATGAAATCCCCGAGTATCGTTGCAATCATTCCAGAACATTTCGTAGGGGTTTCCCAGATAGAACACTGTTCCATTATCGGATCGTGTATGATAGTGACCCGAAAAGACTTTGTTGAACTTGTCAAATAGTTTGCAGTCCATACCCTCTTCCATGATGTGACCGCGATGCGCTCTAAATCCGTTGAGCTCAAGGTGCCCCATCGCGCACTTGCTACTTGAATTTTTAATCGAAAGGAAACTGCTCTCAGAATTTTCTGCATTGATCCACGGGATAAACAATACTTTCAGTTTATCTATCAGGACCTCAGTGCATTCAGAGTATACCTTTACGTTATCATATTCACGAAGAAGCAAGTCAACTGCATTGACGTGATTCGTGTTCTTGTAATATGCAGTGTGGTTTCCAACAACTGTATGAACCGTGATACCCATATCACGTAGACGATCATAATAATTGTTCTTCGCCCATGCAAGAGAGGAAAAGTCAACACCTTTGCGACTATCAAAGGTATCTCCCATGTCGATCACTGTCTTGATATTCTCTTTCTCCAGAGTGGGAAAGAAAACATCGTTATAGAATCTCAGAAAGTAATCATGAAAGAGTTTTGAGTTCTTGCGACAGCCAAAGTGTTGATCAGTAATAATGGCTGTCTTCATTGATAATACATTCTCGTTTGAACTGCGTCCTTGATGCTGTTATAATCAGAACTTGATCCTGCCATCATACCATCGTCTGAGAAGACTTCATCATAACCAGACCTTTCAAGAATCTTGGTTTTGATCTCTAGTTGTTTCTTTTCCTTTTGGATTCTCCTGAGAAACGCATAATGAATGATCTGCGTAAAGTAAGCAAAAGGATTCGAGGATTTCTCAGGATTAAAATTATTAATGTACTGAACGCAATTTTCGATTCCATCACACACCATATCGTCTTTGAACATGTAGTTCACAAAGTTTGGTTTGTAGGACAAGTGTGTTGCAATCTTTAGAAAACACTCACCCAGGTAATTTGTAATACGCGGTTTAGGTTCTCCTCTCGTTTCCGCAAGAGCAACTTCTTCCTTATATGCGATGATCGCAGCAAGAAACTCTTTGTTGTTTACGTAGTGTTCGGATCTCTTCCTAGTCCTTGGCATTACATTAGACATCGGTATGTTTATCATTCATAATAATATTATATCATACTTATCAGGCTTGACAAGTGGTGATTCTATGAGTAGACTAACTCTGTCAAGGGTGATGAGACAAACTAGCTTTCATTAAAAAGCTTCTCTAGAGAAGCTCTTGCATCTTTGACACTTGACACGTAACCCATTTCCTTAGTGATCTTGTTGGGTTTAGGTATCTTGATATTGTAGTAGTAAGCCATTGCAAATCTGGTATACGTGTGTGCAATGTCTTCGTCAAAGATTTCACTGATAGTGAGCACTTTGTCCATTCCCACTATATATGTGGTTTCTCTACCAGATTTGATCCAAGGTTCTACCTTGACAATATTGACATTCATTCTTCTGGAAGAAGAACTATTCATCATTGCTGGACATTCTATGACGATTTGATCGTCTTCTAACTCAGTGACCTTTGCTACTATCTCTTCTCCTGAGACTAACTTAACAACGGCGAGGAACTCTTCTGACATGTTTTTAATGGAATGTTGAGTATTTCATAATTAAAGTTCTCTTCATTGTAAATTTTCACTCTCTCCATCAGATGATTCAGAGTATAATTTTTTGAAGAATTGTATGTAATGTCATCAGCGATATCGAATAGAGTGGCTTTAACCTTATTATCCCCCTTTCTAAGGACTCGTCCTATACTCTGTAAATTTCTAACTCTGGATTTGCTTGGTGAAGCAAAGATGACGTTGTGTAATCGTTTGATATTAATACCAGTTGAGAATGTTCCGTATGATGCAATGATAATTGCGTTTTCTTCCTGTTCTGTGATGGAACGAACTAGTTCCCTATCCTCAGTATCAACACCACCGTGAACGAAGAAACACCTTCTAGTTTCTTCCTTGTACTTATTTATTAGGTCAAACAATAACGCACCATGAGCTTCCACTCGACTGTATAAGACAAGTGTGTTACCCTTTTGATCTAATGCTAGATTTTTGATAAAATTATTTCTTTGATTGTGACCGATAAGATATTGAATTTCATCCTCATACTTTTCAAATTTTTGTGGTGGATGTTTGAGTGTAAGGATTTTGATATTCAGTTTCGACAGATATCCTTTGGTCATCAGATCATCAGTGCTGATGATTTTATACGATGGTCCGAAGAGTCCTTCCAATACCCACTTATGAGTTTGTGTTCCGTCCAGTGTTCCTGTGAAACCAAACCGATACTTGCAGTCCAACAGTTTGGTCATGATACCAACCAGAGACTTGGACTTGAACAGGTGAGCTTCATCACCAATCACAACATCAAATCTTTCAAAGAAAGACTTCTCTAGTTTGTAGATCGATTGCCATGTTGTAATGACAACTGGTTGATCTGTGGTCTTCTCACGACCAGAGTAGATCTTGTGACAGTATCTGTCTGCATCCCAACCATAGTCTTGGAAGTCTTTATGCATTTGTTCTACCAATGATGTGGTAGGAACAACAATCAAAATATTTTTGTCTTTGTTTTCAAAGTATCTCACCAGAGAGTAAATCATCAAAGACTTACCAGAGGCTGTCGGTGAGATCAGAAGTTTACGATTGTGTCTCAGTGCATCATATACACCTTTAATTTGATATCCACGGGGTTTGTGTACAGAAATACTTTTCATGTAGTCTGCAACCCCTTCTGGCGACACTAGGGCGTTCTCTTCAATTGGTAATCCATAGAACTTATTTCCTTCAAACTCATATGTGTATCCCTGTCGATTGCAAAAAGAAATAACCTTATCAATCAGACCAACATAGAGTTCGTTCTTTCTAGAATCAAACAGTCGAATCTTTCCATCCCAATACTTATTTCGATATTGAGGCATGAACTTTGCCCCTGGAACATCGAAAGTAAAGTAATCGGATAATTCGTGATAAACGTGTGGTTCGGCTTCTATCGTGATATAGACTTCATTCTTTTTCTTGATGATCAAATGAGACATTCATATATCTTCAGTTAAAGATATTTAGTTAACTTATTTCAATCTCCCAAGTGCTGCCAATCCACTAATCACAGAACCAACTGCTCGAGCACCTCTACCAACAAGTCTTGCACCCTGCATAGCTGTTCTTACAGGTCGTTCAACCACTTGTCGCCCAAATGGAGTTGGCCCAGTGCCAAGACCTTTTGTAAAAGACCATACTGGATTTGGAATTTTGGTAAGTTTTCCAGTCTTCATATTCTTTACCTTACCAATCTGTCTTACATCATCCTTTGCAAGATCTTTCAAGGAAGCTTGGTTTTCATTTGGAACACGAACATTTCTCCCTTGATTCCACCATGCAACAGGATTGCGAAAAGGATTAATGTCCTCACAGAATGTTTTATATGTTTTCATGTTAGTCTAGTTTATTCTGCTTTGCACCTTTTGCCATTCTATCGGCAATCGTTCTCTTCAGAGCAGCAGATCTTTGAGTCGCTGGATTTGCTCTTGCTGCTGCAGCCGCTGCTCTATCAGCAGCGGTGCCCATTGTATC